GTCCCGATGGCTCTTGAATTGATTGAAGCTGACCGGCTGGCTGAGGAAAAGGATACCTACAATCTGCCTCGCAAGGAGAATCATCGAATCAATCGAGGGATTGAGCTGGACGAGCTTGGCAGGCCGGTGGCTTATTGGATTTATCCGAATCACCCGACGGACCCTTATACGCTCAGAGGCGAGCCAAGGCGAATTGAAGCGGACGAAATCATTCACCTTTATAACCGGCAGCGGGTTGGTCAGACTCGCGGAATCTCGATGTTCGCGCCGGTCGTCGGCTGGTTGCGCGACCTTGGAATGTATGTTGAGAACGAGCTACAAGCCTCGGCTGTTGCATCTTGCTTTACGGTAGCAATCAAGACTGAGGGAGGGATTCAAGGCCTGACGCCTCCTAGCTCGGCAGTTGCAAACACGGCAGACACGGACGGCAACCGGTACGAGTATTTGCAACCGGGAATGGTGATGCACCTAAACCCGAACGAGTCGATTGAATCGGCAAATCCCGGTCGGCCAAACTCGGCAAGTGAGCCTTGGATTAACCTGATGCTTCGCGGGATTGCCGTTGGCACAGGCTTGAGTTACGAGACGGTCGCACGCGATTATTCAAAAACAAATTACAGCAGCAATCGAGCGAGCCAGCTTGAGGACAGGCGGCGATTCCGCAGGTGGCAGCGTTATCTGATTGAGAAATTGAATCAACGAGTCTGGGACCGGTTCTGCTTGTCTGCTGCGATGATTGACCTTGCAGGATTCCCGACCGTTTCGGAATTGCTAGACAATCCTCGCCGATTTGCTCCGTGCGAGCATATGCCGCCAAGCTGGGAATGGGTTGACCCTCAGGCAGAGCAAACGTCAAGCGAGGCTGGAATCAAAGCGTTCCAAACGACCTACATGGATGAGCTTGGAAGCCGAGGGAAGAACTGGCGGCACGTTTTCTACCAGCGAGCCAAGGAGGAACGATTGCTGGCAAGCCTTGGGCTGGTCAGTCCTGCGGCAAGCGTCGCGGCTGAGGCAAGCGCGAATCTTGCTCCGTCAGGCGAGCAGGCTGCTCAGGTTCAGCAGGGCAGCGGCGAAATGATGGGGCTCTCTCGGCTTCAGTGGCAACGAAATCGCAAAGCAATTATGGACGTTCTGAAAGACGTTATCAGCGGTGCAATTACTCAGGCTCAGGCGACCGTTCTGCTGAGTGGTCTTGGCTTAAGTGCCGAGAATGTCTCTGCATTACTCGCAGATGCGGCTGATGGTCAGGTCGAGTCTGTACCGCAGGAGGCAAAAGCCAGTGCCTGAGAAGTACGACCATATTGATTTCAAGCCTCCAGCAGGAGTCAGGGCCGAAGCAAAAAAAGGTCTTGAGTGGCGCGACGAATACAATCGAGGCGGCACGATGGTTGGAGTCGCAAGAGCTCGCGACCTGAGTAACGGAAAAAACATTTCGCCAGATACAGCCAAGCGGATGAATAGTTATTTCGCTCGCCATGCTGTTGATAAAAAAGGCGAAGGATGGAGTCCCGGCGACGATGGCTTTCCAAGTGCAGGCCGAATTGCTTGGGCTCTTTGGGGCGGCGATGCGGGTGAGGCATGGGCATCAAAACTTGTTCGACAAATTGAAGCCGCAGACAAGAAAGAGAGGTCGCTGCCGGTGAAAACAAAGCGAATCAAAAGCTGGAAATCAGACATAATGCCAGAATCAAAAATGATTCTTCGCATGGTCAGCGTTCGCGAGGAAACGGCAAATCCTGAGACGAAAAGCGTTGAGGTGGTGATTGCCTCAGAGAATCCGGTTCAGCGTTACGATTCAGGCCGCGATTCTGTTGTCAGCGAAATCCTGTTGATGGACGGCGTGGAATTCCGCACTGACCGGATGCAGCTCCCGATTGTCGATTCGCACGACCGCTCGACGGTTCGCAACGTGCTGGGCAGCGTCAGAAACATTCGCCGAGAGGGTTCGCAGCTTGTTGGCGATGCGACGTTTGCGAGGGATACCGACTCGCAGATTGCGTTTGAAAAATTGATGGACGGTCACCTAACTGATTTTTCAATCACGGCGACCCCGAAGCAAATCCACAGCGTTCGTCGCGGAGAAATTTACAATCTTCGTGGTGAGCAAATCGAGGGACCGGCAGACATTGTGACTCGCTGGATTCCAACAGATGCCTCGTTAGTCGCGACGGGTGCTGATGAAACATCAACGGTTCGCGACCTGCGACGGTCATACTTTTTTGGAGAAAATGAAATGTCAATTGAGCGTGCTCTGTCTGAGCAAACCAAGGCGATGCTTGTTTCAAAGGGAATGCCAGAACAAATCGACGACGCCGAGCAAGCGTTGACTTGGGTTGTCGGCTTGATGACTGAGCCGGGAGAAGCAGCAGAGGAAGCAGCGGAACCGGCAGAAGTTGAAATGGCCGAGGCGATGCCTGAGGAAAAGCCAGCCGAAGAAGTTGCAATGGCCGAAGATATGGGAATGGCGACCGAGGAAGAAATCAAAAAGACGGTGCAGCGTGCGTTGGCTGATGACGCCAAGCGTCGCAAGGAAATTCTCGCCATTTGCGAGGCAACGAATATCGAGCGTTCGTTTGCCGAGCAGTTGTGCGAAAACGGTGTCTCTCTTGATATCGCTCGAACCCAGATTTTGGAGAAATTGACCATGACCAACAAACCGTTGGGTGCTACTGCTGGTCGCGAGCGAATCGAAGTGAACCGCAGCGGCGAAGACAAGTTCAACGAGGCTATGCGTGACGGGCTGATTCAGCGAGCGTTTCGCGGTGCTGGTTTGCGTTCAAATCCGTTCGCGTCTGGCAAGCCTGCTGAGGGCTCGCATGAGTTTCAGCATTTCGGCCTGATGCGAATGGCTGAAAAGATTTTGCAACGTGCAGGCGTCAACACTGACCGCATGAGCAATCGTGACATTGCTTTGGCTGCCTTGGGCTCGCCTTCGGTTTGCAATCGTTACGGAATCGAGCGGGCTTATCATGTGACCGGCTCGTTCTCAAATTTGCTGCTCGATGCTGCAAACAAGACGCTCCTTGCCGCATACGAGGAGGCTCCTGTTTCGTATCAAAGCTGGGTTCGGACTGCTCCTGCTGTTGCTGATTTCAAGGCAATCAACCGGATTCGGTTCAGCGAGGCCCCAGACCTTGAAGTTGTGCCGGAAGCTCGCCCGTATAAAGAGGGCGCGATGACTGACGCGAAGGAATCATACAAGGTTGAAAAGTACGGTGCAATTTTCACCGTATCTTGGGAAACCGTTGTGAATGATGACCTTGACGCCATCAGCCGGATTCCTGCAATGCACGGCAATGCCGCTCGTCGCAAGGTCAATAAGGTTTGCTACAACGTACTGACCAGCAACCCGACGATGGGCGACGGTTACAGCCTGTTCTCAGCGTCGCACGCTTCGGGCAGCAACTACGCTAATGCTTCGGCTGCTCCTTCGGTATCGACGCTCAACACGGCGTTTGCAGCAATGATGAAGCAAACCGGGCTGAGCACCGACGCAATTATTAACGTCGTTCCTCGCTTCCTGATTTGCCCGGTTGCCGTTTCTGCGACAGCCTTGCAGCTTGTCGGCTCGATTGCTGACCCGGCTGCTGGTGGTTCAACCGCTACGGGCAATAGCAACACCCTCAACATTTACGGCCCGAACGGTTCACGACCGTTGCAAGTGATTGTTGAGCCGGTTCTGGATGCTTACTCGACTTCGGCTTGGTTCCTTGCCGCAGATTACGCCTCGGTCGATACGGTTGAGGTTTCTTTCTTGCAGGGTGAGGAGTCGCCAGTTCTTGAAAACGAATGGGACTTCAATACCGATACCTACAAATACAAGGTTCGTCAGACGTTCGGCGTTGCTCCGATTGATTGGCGTGGCCTTTACAAATACCACAACGCCTGATTGATTGGCGAAGTGAGTTAAACGAACAATCATTTTTTGGAGAAATACGATGGAATATCCTTTACAAGATTACGTTTGCGGTGGTGATGACTTCATGGGCGGTGCGACGATTGCTGCGACCGTCGGTGAGGGCATGTGGAAGATTACAGACACCAGTTCTGCTGGAACGCCGACCTACACTAAGGACGCAGCGGCCCACGGCGGTGCGGTCACGCTGGCGTTCGACTCGCAGTCGGAGGTTCAAAACGTCTGCCTTGACTTCGGCGACAAGTTGCAGCTTGACATTGACCAACTCGTTGATGTTGAGTTTCGCATCAAGACCGTTGCCGCTTTGGACTCGGCGACGACCTTGGTTTTCGGTCTGCAAACTGGCCGAAACGACAACACGGACAGCACGACCAACAATGCTCAATTCAAGTTGGTTGGCTCGAATGCGGTGGTTGTCGAGACTGACGACGGCACGACTGACAACGACGACAAGGCGACTGGCAAAACGCTGGTTGATTCTTACAAGCGGTTTGTCATCTCGTTTGCCGCTGGCAAGAGCGACGTTCGCTTCTTTATCGACGGTGACCGTGTTGCCTCGGCCACGACTTTTGATATGAGCGCAGCGACTGGACAACTTCAGCCGTTCGTTCAGATTCAAAAGACTGCCGACACCAATACCGACAGCGTGACCATCGACTACATCGGCTGGAAGGCTCGACGGGTTTAATCAATGACGCTTCGCGAATCTATCGCAAGTGATGCAGTCTCGGTTTTCTTGTCTGCGGACGAGTTCGCCGAGACTGTTGTTTATCAGCCAAGAGGGGGCGGCTCTCGCACAATCCTCGCCGTTGTGGAACGGGAGCCTCCCTCGCTGATGGACGACGCTGGAAACGTTCTGGCGTTGTCGTTCATGGTCTACGTTGCCAACTCTGCATCGTCAGGGATAACGGCTCAGGAAGTCGATACGGGCGGAGATACGATTTTGGTTTCTGCCAAGGTCGGCGACGCGCCAAAAAAGACCTGCACGATTCTGAGAGTAATGGACAACGATAACGGAATGCTGCAACTCGCTTTGCAGTAGGGCAAATGGCAATTCCAGTCAACGAGCAGATTGTTCGCAAGATATCGCAGCGAATCCAAGACGTTGCGGAGTCGAGCGGATACGAAACGACGGTCAACGGAACCGTGGTTCGAGCTTCGCGAATCTGGCAAGGCAATTTGCAGGATTATCAGGTGATTGTTTCGCAGCAGACAATTGAGCGAAACGAAGATTTGAGCCATCCCGGTAATCCTCCTGCGACAGCGTATGCGATGACTGTAAACGTTTTTGGGGAACTGCGGCCAAGCGAGGAGACAACGACGGCGATTGATACGCTCGGCAACGAGTTTGGCAGCGACCTAATTAAGGCAATCTGTTCGCCTGCTGAATCGTGGCACAACTGGGACGGGCTGGCAATCCTAACGAATATCAACACGATTGAGCACGTTAATGCCGAGGAGGTCGCAGGAGTCAAAATTGAGCTTGAGGTGATTTACCGGACACAAGAGAACGACCCTTACACGGTGCGAGCGTGACGACGAAGTTGGTTGATATCAAAGCGAACGTCGGAGCGATGGCCGAGCTTGAGTTTCGGTTGAAAAAGTACCCAAAAGAGATTGACAAGGTAATCAAGCGAGCGGCGAAACGAGCGGCAACGCATGGTCAGTCGAAGATTGCCAAGGAAATCAGAACCAAGAGCAACATCAAGTCGGGAATTACAAAAGAAAAAATGAGCAAAGGGGCGAGCGGAAAGCTCGGCTCTTTTGTTCGTTTGGAAAAGACAGGACGGCTTGGGGTTCGCAATTTTAAGGCGAAGCAAACGACTGAAGGCGTCAAATATCAAATCGGAAAAAAAGATAAGTGGTTGATGAGCCCATCAGCGTTTCAGGGGCCGCGGGTCGGCGTGATGAATCGCAAATGGAAAGGAAACGCAGCGAAGCGAGTCGGAAAAAAAAGATTGCCAATCATTTTTTTGAAAGGCGTCAGTCCGGCTGGTTTTTTTAGTAAACGAAAACTGCTCAAGCCAAGCAAAGCGGACATTCAAACGTTCTACGAAAAGCGTTTGCGTCAAGAAATTAGGTTTGTTTTGATGCGAAAATCAAAAAAGAAATAAGGTGAACCCATGCCATTATTGCGAAAAAAAACCTTGCTCGCTGCAAAGATTGAAGCAACCTCAGGAACGCTTGAGACTTTCACAAATGCAGAAGCGGCATTCAACGTTTTTGATTTGGAAATTCAGCCGACGATTACTTTCACTCCGCGACAGGGAAACGGGAGCTTTTCCCAAATGCCAGCCATCGCGGAAACCTACGGCGCAACCTGCACGTTCAAAACCGAGCTTTACGGCGACGGAGCTGGCGGCGTGCCCGGCTGGGCCAGCACGTTTTTGCCTGCCTGCGGATACGTCAACACGACTGGAACGTTCGCGCCGGTTTCTGATGACGCAGGTTCTAACGTCAAGACAATCAGCCTCGCGGCTTACACTGATGGCGTTCGCAAGCAGATGCGGGCTTGTGCTGGAACGTGGAAACTGGTTGCCGAGTCTGGCAAGCTGGCCGCGATTGAGTGGACCTTTACCGGCGTTTGGGCAGGCTTTGACGACGAAGCGATGCTAACGCCGACCTATCCGACGGCCTTGCCGCTGCGAGTTGCCAACGCGACGTTTACGCTGGATTCTGCAAGCCCCTGCTTTCAGACGCTGGAAATTGACGCAGGCAATGAGGTCATGCTCAGGCCTTGCGCGACGAACAGCGATGCGAGCGGGTTGGCTGGTGCGATTATTACCGGGCGTCAGGTTGTCGGAACGATTGACCCTGAGACGGTGCTGGTTGCGACAAAGGATTGGTGGGGCGACTGGTTAATCAGTGATGAAAAGGCGTTCAGTTTTGCGTTGGAGAACGCGACCGATAAAATCACGTTTGCAATGCCCAAATGGCAAGCGACAAACATGCAGCACGGCGACCGAGAGGGCGTGTTGATTGATACGATTACTTATCAGGCGAACAGGAGCGCAGCGGCTGGCGATGATGAGTTAACCATCACGTTCGCGGCTCCGTAATTTGAGAAAGGAAATTTTCTAATGGGGCGAGCATTAGAACCGGGCGTTAAGCAGTTTATTGTTTTGAAGTCGGATGCAGGGAAAGAGAATCCGCCAAAGATTTATTTTCCTGCGTTGTCGATTCGCAAGAGCAGTCGCATCGGGCAACTGATGGACGAGTTTGCAACGGCACCGAATAGCAAACGACTGCACGAGATGATTGTTGATGCTCTGTCTGAGGTAATAATCGGCTGGGAGGGCATGAAAGATGCTGCGACCGGAAACGAGATTGCATTTTCAAAAGATGCGATTTGGGACGTTTTTACGATTCCTGAAGCATACGAAATCATGCAATCGGTTTTGCAGGCAGCGTCGGTTTCGGCAGACGACCAAAAAAAATCAGAGTAGCGGCTCTAATCCGGCAGGGGCTGCTATGTGAAACGTGCAAGGGCAGCAATTGCAGGGAGCGGCCAAGCGAGGCAACTCCGCTGGAAATTGCTTGTCCTTCGTGCGAGGAAGCCGGGTGCAATGCGTGCGGACAATCTGGTTATATGAAAGTGACCGATTGCCCAAAGCGTTGCCTTGATGCGGATTTGGTTCAGGCGATACGCTACAGCGAATTTATGAGCGAAGGATTGCCGCCGGTCGCTGGTGGAGCGTTGGACCAGTCGGCGTGGTTCATGAATTTTCATGCAATCTACGAAAGCGAAGCGAGTCAGGCACAAGCCGAGCGTTATAAAAAATGAGCACAGAAGCGGTCAACATCGTTATTCAAGGACAGAACCAAGCCGCAGGTGCTCTGCGTTCCGCTGCTCAGGCGATGAACAATCTGTCGAAGTCAACGAAAGGTGCAGCAACGGCGATGAAATCGTTGGTCGCTGTTCAAGTTGGTGCCATTCTTGCAAAAGGATTCAGCACGGCAACAACGGCGATTTCTGCCTATGTTAGCGAATTGAGAAACACGGTTGACAGAACGGCGAAGCTGGCAAATCAAACTGGAATCGGCGTTGAGGCTTTGCAAGGTTTTGCCGTCGCAGCAAGTCTCGGCGGCACTGACCTTGAGACGTTTGCTAATAACGTCAAACGGCTAACTGTTCGTGTTGGCAGGCTTGCGGAATCTGGCAAGACTGAAATTTTTGATAAGCTTAACATTGACTTTCAAAAATTCAGAACGCTCGCACCAGAGGACCAGTTTAGGATTTTGTCTCAATCAATTAACAACATCAAAGACCCTGCCGAAAAAGCAAGAGTCGCGGTGGAATTGTTTGGGAAAGCTGGGGCTGAAATGCTC